CTCCGGCGGCGACGTCGAAACGCCGCGGCCCGCTACGCTCTCATGCTCGCTGCTTTACCGCGGCAGCCTTGACCTCGAGGCCCTGCTCGAGAGCAGCAACAGCACGCTAACCGTCGAGCTCAACAACGGCTGCGTCTGGCTGCTGCAGGGCGCGAGCATCACCAACGGCGCCGACATCGACGCCGCGGCCGGCGAGATCACCCTCGAGTTTGCGGCCGACGTCGCGCGCCAGATCACGCAGGGCAGCTAGCCCAACACCGCGCCCCCACCAGCGCACCACTAGGAGCTCCCACCATGACCAGCACGATCAAGGGCCTTGCGCCCAACCTCCCCGAGGTGATCACCGTCGAGCTTGCGCGACCCCTCGCAGGCATCGCGTCCGTCGTCGCCGACAACCCGCAGGCGCTGCTCGAGCGCATCGACCTGCGCGAGCCGACCGTCGGCGACGTGATCGACGTCGAGGCCTCGCACCCCACCGGGGGCACCGCGTCGACGCTCGCGCTGATCTGCCGCCTCGCGTCGCCGGGCCTGACCGCCAGCGAGGCGCGCCGCCTCACCGTGCGCGACCTCAAGCGGATCAGCGAGGCCCTCGGCCCTTTCTTGCCAGCTGGCGAGACGGACGAGCAGAGCTTGCAGGACTAGCGGTCACCCTGCATTGGCCGCCGTCTGAGATCCGGGCGCTGACGCTCTCGCAGCTGCTCTGGTGGGTTGCGCAGGTGCACGCCTTTCGGGAGCATCTTGAACGCGAGCGCGAGAAAGCCGCGCAAGGATCCTGAATGGCCGCGCCCCTCAAGTTCAGCGTGCTGATCAAGGGCATCGACGCGCTCAGCGCGCCGATGCGCCGCGCGTCCAACAGCCTCGATCGCGACATGCGCCGCAGCCTGACCCGCACCGCCACGGCGGCCAAGCGGTTCAACGACGGGATCTTCAACGCTGGGATCAAGCTTGCTGCGTTCGGCGCGACCAGCGCAGCCGTCGCCGCCGGAGGCCTCGCGCGCCTGACCCTGGCGACCGCAGAGCAGGGCGACGAGCTCGCCAAGTTTTCTCGGCAGGTCGGCGTTAGCGCCGAGGCGCTGCAGGAGCTGCAGTTTGCCAGCGACCGCAGCGGCCTCGGCATCGACAAGTTCAATCTTGGGATCAAGACGTTCAGCCGCAACCTTGGCCAAGCCAAAGCCGGGTTTGGCCCGCTCACCGAAGGGCTCAAGCGCATCAGCCCGGCTCTGCTCGAGCAGCTCAAGAGCACCAAGAGCACCGAGCAGGCGTTTGAGCTCTACATCGCCGCCATCAACAAGGTGCCTGACGCCAGCCGCAAGGCCGCGCTCGCAGCGGTCGCCTTTGGCGAAAGAGGCGCAGCCATCACCCGCCTCGCCGAGGGTGGCGTTGCCGGCCTGCGCGCGTTGCGCCAGGAAGCCCGCGACCTCGGCGGCATCATCAGCACCGCAGACGCCAACGCCAGCGAGGCCCTCGTCGACAGCCTCACCAACGCCAAGCGCGCGATCGCCGGCGTCGGCGTCGAGCTGGCCGTTAGCCTCGGCCCTCCGCTCAAAGAGGCGCTCGACGGGATCACGTCATGGGTCAAAGCAAACAAGGCGCTGATCAAACAGCGCCTCGGCGACATCGTCGGCCGCATCGCCGACGCGCTGCGCTCTGTCGACTGGCGCGCCGTCGCCAGCGACGTCGGCCGCTTTGCTCGCTCCGCTGCTGATCTGTTCGAGCAGCTCGGTGGCGTCAAGACGATTCTGACCGTGTTCGCCGTCTCTGTGGTCGGCAAGGTGATCGCCGGTATCGCCACTTTGGTGAGCGCGATCAGCACCCTTGCCGGAGCCTGGACAGCGGCAAGCACCGCCGTGGCTGCGGCCACCGGCGTCGCGCTCGGCCCGATCGTGCTCGCAATCGCCACCCTCGCCGCGGTGGGCGCCGCCATCTACACCGTCGCGCAGGAATGGGATTTCCTCGCCACCGTCACCAAGCAGGCATGGCGCGCGCTGCAGCGGGCGACCGCTGACGCGCTCGGCTACATGCGCGGCAAGCTCGAGCAGCTCGGCGGTTTGGTGCTCGGCATCGGCGGGCGCATCACCGGCGCGCTGAGCTCTTTGTGGTCTGGGTTCACGTCGGCAGCCAACCGTGCGATCGACGCGGTCACCGGCCGGCTGCGCGCCGTGCTCGACACGCTGCGCCGCGCAGGCCAGGCGATCGGGCTGCTCGACGAGGACAGCGCACCGGGCCCCGGCGCGTCGTCACCGGGCGCCGCGCCCGTCACCGCCCAGCTCGCCGCGCAGCAGTCGGTCAACGTGGGCGGCCGCGTCGACGTGCGCTTTCGCGGTGCGCCATCCGGCACCAGCGTGGCCAGCCAGGGCAGCGGCGGCCTCGAGCTCACCACCGATCTGGGCGTGCGCCCCATGCTGGCAGGTGGCCTGTGAGCTGGCGCAACACGCTGCTGCCGGCCAGCTTTCGCGGCGTAGCGCTCGAGGTCGAAGAGGTCGGCGCCGCCGGTGGCCGCCGGGGCACCGACTACGTCTACCCCGGCGCCGACGGTGTCTATGCGAGCGACGCCGGCGCTGCCGCCGAGCAGGTGCGCCTCAGCGCTTATTTGATCGGTGCGGACTACCCCGCGCGACGCGAGCAGCTCGTCGAAGCGCTCAACAAAGAAGGTCCGGGCGTCTTGGTGCACCCCTACCGCGGCGCAATGCTGGTGCAGGTGCGCAGCTGGGATCTTGTCGAGCGCACCGCTGAGGGCGGCCTTGCGCAGTTCCGGCTGACGTTTACGCGCACCGGCCTGCCGTCGGCCCCGTCGCTCACCCTCGACAGCGTCGACACGCTGGGCGCCGCGGCTTCCGCGGTCGACAGCGACGCCGCCGAGGCTTACGCGCTCGCGCTCACCAATCACGCCACGCTGCCGGTGGCACTTGCCTCGCAGGTCACATCGCAGGCCATCGAGCAGGTCGCGCGCGTGCAGGGCGCATTTGAGGCGCTGGGCCCGTCGCAGTTCCGCGACGCGGTACAGGCCAAACAACTGCTGCAGGCTCTCTTCGCGCTCAGCGCCACCGCGATCAGCGCGCCCCTCGACTTCGCCGCGGCCCTCGCCGCGGCCCTGGCTGAGATTTCACCGAGCAAGGCTCTGACCTTTGCGGCCAGCAACCAGACGCGGCCGACGCTCCCGTTCGTGGCCACCACGCCGCAAGAGCAGCTTACCAACGAGCAGCTCGCCGCCGTTGCCGCGGTCACCCAACGGGCCACGCTGACCGGGATCGCGCGCAGCCTCGCGCTGACCGATCTGGTCAGCCGCGACGAAGCCGACGATCTGCGCGACCGGTTCGCCGCACTTGTCGCCGCTGAGATCGCGCTCAGCACCGACGACGTCGTCGCCTCTCTGCAGCAGCTGCTGCAGGTTGTTGTCAGCGACCTGCGCGAGCGCGGCGCGCGCCTCGCGCGGCTCGTCGACTACACCGCACCGCCGGCGACGATCCCGGCGCTGGTGCTCGCGTGGGATCTGTACGCCGACCCAAGCCGTGAGGCGCAGATCCGCGACATCAACAGCACGCCAGACGCGCTGCAGATCACCGGCACGATCCGCGTGCTCGAGGCGTGACAATGGAACGGGTCACCCTCTCAGTCGACGGCCGCACCTGGGGCGGGTGGCTGCAAGCGCGGATCACCCGCTCGCTCGACGCAGCGGCGGCCGGTTTCGGTGTAAGCCTGACCGCGCGCGAGCCGGGCACCGTGCTGACCGCGCCGGTGCGGCCCGGCTCAGCCGTGACGATCCGCGTCGGCGGCGATCTGCTGATCACCGGCTACGCCGACAAAATCACACCGACGCTCGACACCAACGGCCTCACCCTGGCCGTCGAGGGTCGCAGCAAAACCGGCGATCTTGTCGACTGCACACCGCAGCCGCAGGCGTGGCAATCCGTTGCGCCCCTCGAGCTCGCGCGGCAGCTCGCCGCCCCCTACGGTGTCGACGTCGTCGCTGCGTCTGGCGTCGATCTTGGCGGCCCGCTGCGGCACAAGGTGCAGACCGGCGAAACGGCGCTCGCCTGCCTCGAGCGGGCGCTGCGGCAGCGCGGCGTGCTGATCACCGACGACGAGCGGGGGCGGCTGGTGCTCACCTCTCCGGCCTACACCGACCGCGCCGGCACTGCCCTCGTCGAAGGCGCAAACATTCTCAGCGGCAGCGCCACGCATGACGCCAGCGCATGTTTCGCGGTCTACGCCTGCCGCGGCCAGACCGTGCCCGCGTCCGACGCTGACGTCGGCGCTGCCGCGTTCGGCACCCTCGAGCTCGCCACCGATCCCGACATTCGATCCGCGCGCCGCCTCGAGCTGCCGGCCGAGCAGGCGATCAACCGCAGCGGCGCGCTCACCCGCGCGCGCTGGGAGGCCTCAACCCGGCTGGGCAAGTCCGTGCAGGCTTCTGTCGTCGTCGTCGGCCTGCGCGAGACAGCGGCAAGCACCGCGCCGCTCTGGCGCCCCGGGCGCACCATCGCAATCAGCGCCCCTTCGCTGGGCCTCGAAGGCGACATGCTGATCACCGGCGTCAGCCTCGACATCGGCCCCAACGGCGACCAAACCACGCTGGCGCTGGGCCTGCCCAGTGCCTACGCGCCCCAACCGATCACCCCGCGCACCAGCGGCCGCGGCAGCTCGCGCGGGGTGTCGCGCCCGTGGGCCGAGCTCTCGGAGCCGATCGAGGTGCCATCATGATCGGGCTGCGTGGCGTCATCGCTGGGCTGCTGGTCCGCGGCACCGTGCTGGCCACCAACGCGGCCGCAGCGTGCCAGCGACTGCAGGCGCAGCTGCGCGCCGGCGAGGTCGCAGACGACATTGAGCATCTCGAGCCCTACGGCCTCACCGCGCATGCGCTCCAGGGCGCCGAGGTCGTGACGGCAAGCATGGGCGGCGACGCATCGCACCAGGTTGTGCTGATCGTGTCCGACCGCCGACACCGCCCCGCCGACCTGACCGCCGGCGAGGTCTGCCTCTACGACAACAACGGCCAGCGTGTGCACCTGACCAGCTCTGGCGTTGTCATCGAGGCCAGCAGCATCAGCCTGGGCGGCACCGCTGGCACCGCACCCGTCGCGCGCGTGGGTGACACCGTGCCCCGTCCCGCCGATGATCAAACCTGGATCAACGCGGTCAACACGTTCCTCGCCGACGTAAAAACCAACGTGCCGGCCGTCCAAGCGCCCTTGCCCACACCCCCCGTCATCGTGCCGACGATCGCCACCGGCAGCAGCGTTACGGAGAGCCAATGAGCGACATCACGCGCCGGCGCTACCTCTGGACCGCGGCCGGCCTCGAGTCGGCCGACGGCGACGATCCGCTCAGCCTCTACAGCGCCGAGCCTGAGATCGCGCAGACCGTGCTGATCAGCCTGCTGAGCGATCGCCACATCGACCCTGCCCCGCCGGGCTACAACGGCGACCGCCGCGGCTGGTGGGCCGACGGCCTGCGCAGCGACGGCCGCAGCCTCGGCTCGAGGATCTGGCAGTTCGAGCGCGGCAACGTCACCACGGCGACGCTGCGCGGCATCGAGGACGCTGCGCGCGAGCCGCTCGACGAGCTCGTCAGCGACGGCGCGATCGCCACCTACAGCGTCGCCGCAAGCTCACTGCCGCGTGGCGTGCAGCTCTCTGTGCAAGTCGCGCGAGACGACGGCACGCAGCTGCGGCTGGCCCTTGATCGTCTCTGGGGTTAGGTTCAAGCCATGCCACTGACAACGCCCACCTATGCCCAGCTTGTCGACCGCATCAGCGCGGATCTGGCCACCCGGCTGCCGACGCGCGACCCCTACGCCGCCGGCACTGTTGGCTATGTCATGGCGCGCGTGCTCGCTGGGCCGAGCTATGCGACCTATCAGCTGCTGGCGTGGGCCTATCAGCAATGGTGGCCGCAGACGACCACCTCGCTCGAGGTGCTCGATCGCTGGGGCTCTCTGTTCAACGGCCTGGTGCGCGCAACCGCTGACGGGGCCACCGGCGACGTCGACTTCAATGCGACCGGCGCCGCGACCATCCCGAGCGGCACCGTGATCCAGCGCAGCGACGGCACCCTCTACGAAACCACGGCGCCCGTCAGCATCGGCGCGCCCGGCACCCTCACCGCCCCCGTGCAGGCGCAGACCGGCGGCGTTGACACCAACGCCAGCGCGGGCGCCACGATGACGCTGGCCAGCCCGATCGCCAACGTCGACAGCGCCGGCGTTGTTGCCGCTGGTGGTCTGACGGGTGGCACCGACGACGAGACGCTCGAGGAGTTTCGCGGCCGCATCCTGACCGCAGCCCGGGTTGCGTCGCAGGGCGGCACAATCGCCGACTATGAAACCTGGACGCTTGCCGCGCTCAGCGCCGCCGACTTCGCCTTTGTGTCCCCTCACACCCCGGCCGACGGCGACGTCGAGATCCTGTTTACGGTCGACGGTGGCGGCGGCTCGAGCGGCCGGCTGCCGAGTGCCGGCCAGATCAGCACTGTGCAGAGTTACATCGACAACCGCGCCCCTGCGACCGACACGCCGACCGTTGCGGCGCCCGGCGAGAGCGCTGCGACGGTGGCAGTGACGATCAGCAGCTACACCGGCGCCCCTGCTGACGTCATCGCCGCAGTCGAGGCGCAGCTCGAGGCGCTTTGGCGCAACGCTGCCCCCGGCGACCTGCTGACGTTCGCGCAGATCAGCGCGGCCATCAGCGCGGCCCCCGGCGAGCTCAGCCATGTCATCACGCTGATCAACGGGATCGCTCCGACGCCGGCGACCAACGTCCTGATCCCTGCTGGTGACATCGGCTATGTCACCGCGACGGTGACAACGTGACGATCCCAACCCCGGGCACCGGCGACAGCCTGCTCGGCGCCGTCCGCGCGCACCTGCCGCGCGGGCGAATCTGGGCGCAGCTCGGCGCTGATACGCTGGGAATCCTGGGCGCGTTCGCCGACGAGCTCGCGCGCCTGCGCGCTGACATCATCAGCACCGTCGACCAGATCGACCCCGGCACGGCGACCTATGCGCTGCCGGAGTGGGCCGAGCTGCTCGGCCTGCCTGACGCCTGCCTCGACATCCCAGCGACAACGGCCGAGCAACAACGGCTCTATCGCGTGCTGTGGACAGCCCGCGGCCGCGCAGTGACCGGCGACGGCCTTGTCGCGCTCGCCGAAGAGCTGCTCGGCCTCTCACCCGGCACGATCACCTGGTCGCAGCCCGCGCCCTATCAGCTCGAGTTTGCGATCCCCGGCACCGGCTCGCCGGTCTACTTTGAGCTAGCCGAGGATCTGCCCGACTGGCTCGTCTATCAGGGCTTCCCGGCCGTTGAGTGCGTGCTGCGCCGCTACGCGCACGCCCGCGATCGCCTGATCTTCACCTACACTTGACTGAGGCCTCGCCATGCAGAAGATCGACACCGTCAACGTCAGCCCCACCCGGCCCGCTTTCAGCGGCGCCGGCGCGCCGGGCTGGTTCCAAGACACCGCAACCACCGGCACCCGGCTCGACGCCGACTGGTGCAACGACGTGCAGGGCGAGCTCGTCGGCGCAATCGAAGACCTCGGGCTGACCCCCACCGGCGGCACCAGCCAGCTGCCCACCTATATCGGCTACACCGGCGCCCTCGTCTCGCTGCCGGCGGCCGCCGGTAACTACACGGTCGCCGGAGGCTCGCCGCAGCCGCTGCGGTCGCGCACGGTGATTAGCGCCACCGACAGCGTCACGACCGATCTGGCGATTCCGTCTGCGTCGTCGCTCGTCGTGCTCGCCGCCGTCGAGGGGTTCGACATCAGCGCGGGCGCCGACGTCGTCTTTGGCGCGGCCTGCGGCGACATTGGGATCGCCAACGCAGCGAGCCGTTTTGTGGGCGCGCTCGCCTCGAGCGACAGCACCGGCCTTGCCACTTGGGACATCGACGGCACCCGCGTGGCGACCATCGCCAGCGACCGCCCCGACATCAGCGGCGGCGCGCAAGAGGGCGCCGTCATCGGCACCGTGCTCTGCGAGATCAACGGCGCTCGAGCCGTCGCGTTGGCCTCGAGCGCAACCAACAGCGCAGCCCGCCCGCTCGTCAGCGGCGACGACGCGGCGATCGTCGCGTCACGCATCGCGCAGGCCACCGGCACGCTCCGCGTCACCGGCGATCGCGCGATGATCGCCACCACCCTGCTCGACGAGGCCGGCGACAGCGTCACCGTCAGCGGCGACGCCGCAGCGGCCGGCAGCCTGTACCTGAGCAACACCGCAAGCAACGCGCGCACCATCGTGATCAGCGGCCAGGGCAGCGAGTTGCGCGCTGTTTACCTGAGCAACACTAACGGCGCCGCACCCACCATCGACGTCATCGGCAACGGTGTGCTGGTGGCCGCTGTAAATGGCGCTGACCACGGCGACGGGTTCCGGGTCAGCGGTAACGGCAACTTGGTTGCTGGCATCGAGATCGTCAGCTCAGCAATCGCAAGCAACACCGACGCGATCAATGTCGCAGGTGACGCCAACGCGGTCGTCGGTTGCCGGCCGGTCAGCGATGACGGCACGATCCGCATTGACGGCTTTGCCCGGGCCAACCTTGTCGCTGCGAGCTCGACCGCGACAGGCTCGGCCGCCGGCGTCGCGATCGACGTCACCGGCGAAAACAACGCGGTGCTCGGCGCGCAGGCCACTGATCTGGTGGTTAGCGGCGACAAGAACCTCTGCAGCGGCCAGCTGCGCAGCACCACGATCCCGGGCGACTGCGGCCAGATCCACGCTGACAGCCTCGGCACCCTCCCCGACCTGCCGCATATGCGCGTGTTTGGGCAGGGGCAGGCCCACTTTGAGATCCCGATCCGCAACGACAGCCTCAACCTCGCCGTTACCGGCACCCCCTACGCGCTCGACATCGACAACAGCCAACCGCTGGACCTGCTAACCATCCTGCAGGCCGACGGCCAGGCCGCAGTGATCACCACCCGGCTTGTCATCGACGAGGGCAGCGGCAACCTGGTGACGCTGGTGGCGATGGTGGGCGCTTACCGCGCCGGTGGCGCCGTCACGCTCACCACCGTCGACTATGCGCACCGGCGCGCGTTCGGCGCCGCAACGCCGGGCAACTACTCGGTCAGCGTCGTCGCTTCCGGCAACTAC